AACACATTTGTTTAACCAACTAGCATTTTCACTAGTAGCAATAGCTGTTTCTCTTCTTCTAGCTGAATCTCTATCAGCATACTCAGCTTCTAATTTAGCAAGTTCTCCTTTTTGCTCCATAGCTTTAAGTTCTTTCATAGCTTTAGCACGAGCAGTAGGATCTGGTATTAATCTTTCGACTAACTTTTCTCCAATAGGTAATAGACCTGTTAATAAATTAAGCAACTTCTTCTCCTTTACTTGCTTTATAAAACTTCTTTCTTCTTTTACAACCCTTATCTGTTTTTGGTTCAAACCAATTAAACCCTCTTTTAGTATTAGCACACCAGTAAGTGCATAAGTCTCTTTCTATCCACTGTAACTTACAATAGTATTGATCTACATGTGGTACTAAAGTAGCCATCCATATTGTAAAAGTTACACTAATCACTTACTTGCCTCCACTATTGCTGTCCATAAAAAGTGAGATAGATAAATTAAAAGTAAAACTAAACTTCCAACAGCAACTCCCATCTTGGTGTTATATAAAAAATTCTTCCTTCTTCGCATCTGATTATAAACTTCTCGTTCTCTTCTTTTCTTAATCTCTCTCCGCATTTTAATAAACTTTCGATAGCCGTTAAGCCCTCCCCAATCTGCTGTCCAGTTTGCAGTGAAGAACTCTCGAATATATTTTTCTTGCTCACGAATCTTTTCCTCTGCAATAATGCTATCAAATACTTCTTGAGTTGCTGACCTTTTATAACTAAGTGTTTTAAATATCCCTGGCTTATTTTTCTCTTGAGAGATTACTTCTTTTACATCTTCAATATGTCCTGCCCATTTAGACAGAGTTTTATATATTTCTTCTACATCTTTCCCTACTGCTACTGCTTTTTTAAGAGTCGTGTAACATACAGATGCTGCTGAAAGTGCAGTGATAGGATCTATCAATATTATACTCCACTAGCAGAACTTCCGTCTAAACTAATGCTAGGCCAATCAGACCATGTTCTTGGATCTGCACTACCTATTGTGGCAGGAACATTTCTTAATGCTTGTCTATATGTAGCCATAGCACTAGGCATAGCCGTACCTGCTTCTGCTTTTCTAATTGCAGCCCAATCTGTATCTTTTAACATATTATCTCTAGTAGATCGTATGCTATTCATAGCACTTTCTTTAGCTGAAGTAATTTCATCAGCAGTCATGTCTGTTTTTTCTACAGTAAATACATATGTACCAGATACATAAGGTGTAGCACCTGTTAGTCGTTCTGTTAAAACATTATAAGGTTTATGTTTGTTTATTTTTTTATAACCTCTAAGGGCTAACTGTTCATCGGTAGGTACACTACGAAACACTTTCGTATAATGTACTATTTCACCGACAACATTTCCATCTACTTTTGCAATATACATTTTATCTCCTATCTATTAGCAAAGGCTTTTGTTGGGGCTGTAAAGTTTGTACCTTGGTATCTTCCAACTCTACTAATTCTTACTTCGTCCAGAAATCCATTAAAAAATCTTGAATTATTATATTGATATCCAATAGAAACATTTCCACCATATGTATTACTTAAATTTGTAGTGTTAGCCCCAGAAGCCTCTGAAGTTCCGTTAATAAATAACTTAAGTGTTCCGTTATATCTTTCTAGACTCACAAAATACCAAGTGTTATTTGATATAGTTGTTGTCGAACCTAATGAAGTTGCCCAAGAACTAGATGCAAAACCAACACGACCTCTTACTTTTCCACTACTGTCTAATGCAACCCAAATTGCATTTTCAGCACCATTACCTATATAAATCATTAAACTACCAGGATCTCCATCAGACTGTGTTGCTGAACTATAGAAAAAACATTCTGCGGTAAAATCACCTGTCCCCATATAAAATAATTCATTTACTTGTCTATTTTGTAATTTATCATTGCCATCAAAATAAATACTACCAGTGCCAAACTTTATTTGTTGTCCTGAGATCCTTGTATTACCTTCTGTCTCAAGGTTGTTTTTCATTGTATGGTCAATGATACCTGCGTTATTAAAGTTTACTAAAAACTGTGTGTTTGTATGAGCAGTAATTTGAGTTGATGGGATTGTATAACCAGAAGCATCATATTTTGCTGTGCCAATTACTAGATTACAATTAGATATATAACCTGTAATTTCTTCACTAAAATTATCTGCTCTAGCACCAACAGCAATTATTGTCCCTGTCCAATCTTCACTATTAGATACAGTTCCTATTTGCGTTCCATTGTGAAACACACGAAC